GATTTTCTGTTGTGGAATACCAGGTACTGTGACATAATTTAATGTCAAAATTCCCCCAGACCACACAAGAACGCCAAGTCGGACCATTGTTGAAATGATCGCTGCTTGTTCTGACGAATCAGGAAGAATTTTATCCTTTAGTTTACCTAACGGACCCTTTTTCTTCTCACCCTTTGGATCTACATTATCTGCTTTAACTTCGTTTTTTAATTCTTCTGGCATCCATTTATAGCAGCTGCTTTTTATTTAGATGATTCCTATTGATAGAATCATTTAATTAAAAGATAGATTGCTATACCTATGCATCCCAACATAGCACCTCGTCCATTCCATTTCTCAGCCCATCTCCAATAACAATGATCCCAATCCATTATGCACCAGCCCGGGAGTAATCAGGTTCCATTACTCGGATACCTTTACCCCCACTTTGATCGTCATCATCATTATTACCATCAATTAATTCTACAAATGCGAATGCAATAAGTAGACCTAAAAAAGGAAAATAAGGAAATAACAAAGCTATCTGGAGATCTGACATCTAAAAGATTCCTGGGAGAACTTGACCGGTTGTGATATAAGCACCCATACCAGCAACAAAACCAATCATTGCTAGACGACCATTAAGTAATTCTGATTCTTTGTATGGATCTATGTCCACAACTTCCATTTGTGGCTCTTTGGCGAACATGTTTTGGCGGCCGCCATCTTCGGTTGTAACTACTACAGAAGATTGAGTCATTTTTCTTATTTAGTGTAAAGAAACGCTACACAATTATATATCAAATAACAATTCTTTACAAGGTATTTATACTCATATACTCACAGAAAAAAGGGGAATTAATACCCCCCATAAGATTTACTTAAGTGTTTCAACAGCTTCAAGAGATTGAAATCGTAAATTGTCAGGTAGAGGGACATATCCCAGGTCATCTGCCTTTGTTTGAGCATCAACACTCAACATATACCTAAACAAATCCTTCATATCATCATTTTTAGGATGCTCTGGATGTGCAAGGATCCATGAAAGTGAAACAATAGGATAAGAATTCTCACCATCAGGATTAGGATTAGACCCCCGAAGTTCATCATCCAATTCAATCTGTTCCAATCCAAAAGAAGATGTTACCGCATCTGCTTTAACATAATTGCCAGCCTTATTCTCCAATAAAGGTTGTTGAAAATTACTTTGTTTTACATAACTATAATTAAGATATCCAATAGTACCAGGAGTTTGCTTAATAAGACTAGCAACGCCAGAATTACCTTTAGAACCTACACCAGTTTGCCATGCAACTGATTTATCACCACCAATAGTCCATTCAGGAGAGAATGCCTGAAGTGATTTAGTAAACCCTGCAGTAGTTCCAGATCCATCTGACCTGAATACTACAGTAATCTTACCTTCTTCACATCCCAAATCCTTCCAATCAGAAATAGAACCATTAAATATACGAACCAGTTGTGTCTGAGTTAATTTCAGATCACATCCTGGTTTATTATATGCAGGAACAATAGCACCACCTGTCATTGGAATTTGAACAAGTGGTCCATATATTTTTGAATCTTTAACAGAATCGTCTGATGCAGCAAAATCAATAGTCCGAGCCCAATATTGACGGATTCCTGCACCACTACCGGTTGCCTGATAATTTACTCGAACTCCTTCAGTCTTTTTAGAATAATCACTAAAAAGACGCATGTAAAAGGTTGATGGAAATGTAGCTCCAGAACCTGATAATGATACCTCTGAAGTACCACCCCCACATCCTACTAAAGTAGATGCTAATGCTATGAACGCGATAAGCCTTTTCATGTAGCTTAGATCAAAATATAAATGTGGTAGGTTCCTATCGCCGCTAATCCTAAACCTACCAAAGGGGATTACCGCAGCCAGTATTTCTCTGGCACTATATTATATCACAAAAAAAGGGACTCGTAAAGAGTCCCCATTAGATCCTTTTCTGATTTAATATCAGAAGGTGTACTTGGCACCCAGCTTAGCGCCCCAGTTGATGATGTCATCATCATCGGAGTCTTCACCAGTGATGCCGGAGATTTCGCCATAGAATCCAAGTTGATCATTAGCAGCAACAGAAACACCAACTTTACCAGAGATTTCAGTCTCGGTGTCATCAGCGGCGTCGCTATGAACGAATCCAGGGCCAACCTGTGCATAGTATGCAAGGTCACCAGTAGAGCCTTCATATCCAATATGAAGATCTGTCGTAGCAGTTGTATACTCGCCGTCTGGATAAGAAGCATTGGCTTCTACATTAACGTAGGGACCTGCGAAAGCAGCGCCTGCGAATAGCGGTGCAGCTGCAAGAGCTGCGATTACGGGTTTAAACATTTTTGTTTTCCTAAGTGTCTCGCAATATTCCTATTGCGGATGATAAGTCCCTCGACGTGGGACCATTTATACGACATGTAGTTGAAATTAAACTCAGACCCGGACGATCTTTCGAGGGGTCACTACGATGATCTATTTATAGTAACTCATTTTCAAGGATTTGTCAAGGATTTCCTTCTGAATGTGGGGGATGATAAGCATCAAAAATTTCTGTTCCCATAAGATTAGGTTCATCTGGTCCCAGGGAACTTGTAGATGGCTTCTCTCCTTGTTGAGACATCTCCGTCAACCTTTTTTGATTTTCCATCTCCTGTTTCTTCTCTATCTCTGCTTGTGCAGCAATTTGGGCAGAATTTTCTACCGTCCTACCCAAATAAGGATTATAATCCATCATCTCATCAAGAGACATACTAGCACTTTGTTGACTCCAATAATTAAATTGAGATTCATAATTTCCTTTATGGAAAGCATCAACATGCTCTGGATGAATATCCGATCCCAAAGATATATTATATAAAAGGAGAGGAATAGAATAAGTATTACCAGAATTATAAATCAAATCATCAGCAACTGCTCTAGGTTTAACACCCTGATCAATTTTATATTTGTCATGAGGACGACAATGCAATCTAATCAACTTCTCAGCATGATGTCTTGTAATCAAATAACATGCAGTTGAAAAATCATTTACAAACCTCTTATGAAGTCTCACATGAATGTCTCCGGTACAAATAATAGCTATCTGAACTACATCCCAATCATAAGGAATCTTTGAATAAAAATCTTGCCAAGTAAAATTCCAGAACCTTACCAATTCCAAACTACAATCATCTTCCATAATGATTGCATATGGATCATCAGTCTCCTCATAAAACTTTTTAATAGCTTTTAAATGAGAAGTAGTACATCCAATCTCACCAGAAGACATTAGATCAGGATATCTTCCCTTAAGAATGTGTCCCAAATCATCATCCCTACCATCATAGGCAGAGATCCTTTCATAGTTTTCTATCTCCCAATACTCAAACTGATCTTCCATAAACTCTCGTCTCTCTGGATGACCATCGAGATTAAGATAATAAATGGGCCCAAGATTCTTGATCTTGTATGTGGATTTATTTCTATCTCTATCTATCATATTCTTTTCCTATAATATTCTTGAGTTAAAATGTACTCTTTCAAAACCTCAGCGTTCATAGTCTGAACCTTTTCCCACTCAGTTCTATTGGATGGAGTATGAGGATTACTCAACCAAGAATTAGGAGTTCTCATATGTTCAAGATGATAAACTTTATCATCTATTCTACTCACTCTATATCCTAATGTATTAAATCTGTAAAATCTTTCAACATCTTCGGGTGCATAGGCTACAAAATTTTCATTCTCCATTCCTCCCTGAATATAAACATCCCTATTAAAGAATTGACAGAAACCACACTTGGCATCATATACTTTACCTTTCTCAAGAAGATATTTAAATTCAAAATCATTTACAAGAAACTGTGTGACAGTATCATCATCAGCAAACACCTGAATCTGATAGTCTCCATCACCATATGGATAAACAACATCAGATTCATCATTTAAAATTTGAGAATATGCATTTTGATAAGATGATAAGGGAAGAATAACATCACAATCATAATTAACAACTACTTTAGTAGTTGATTCCATAATCATATCATTCAGAACTCTCTGACGATGAAAGGAAGATGAGGTAGATTTCTCAAAGATATGTCTCAGCCCAGAAACATCCTCACAAAATTCTTCAATCTGTGAAAGAGCTCTCTCCACAAACACAGAAGAAGAATCTACTTCTTTGATAATAATATTAGTATTAAAATTCGATAGCAAAAAACAAGTTGAAGTAATTACATTCCTCAACCTATCATCCGATTCTATACGAATAGGAACTATAAAAGTGGCGTCTGATAAATCAATTTTCATCTGGATAATCTCTTGTGTCTTTGTTTTTTTCAATTACATATTCTAGTTCTTCAACATTCACCATCCATCCACCACTTGGGTGATCAATCTTTCCATTATATTGAATCCCCGAAGAACTGATTCTATTATCATGCTCTCTATTAGAAATTAGATAATGACTAATAATGGATGGCATACCGTAATTATACCGCATTCTATGATAAAAGTCAGTATCCATCAAGAGCACTAACTCCTCATCAAATCCAACAAACTTATCAGTTAAAAAAGAAACACATGAGGGACTTCCTAAAAGATTTCTTCCCTCCAAAACCATATCTGTCCACTCAGGAATCTTTTTTCTGAAGTGAGAAACACCATCTGTAGTATGTCCAAAGCCATTAAAACACCAATTACATTCACTACTATCAAACTCAGATTTAATAAGTGAAAGAGCAGACTTATCTATGAATAGATCATCTTGAAAGATTAACTTAGTAATTCTACCACTACACATCTCAATAGCAGAGTTTGTATTGGCAGGACCATTACCACGATCCTCTTCATTCTTATAGTATTGAATGGTAAAATGATTTGCATATTCACCACACAGATCAAGAACCTCTTCATCTTGAGAATGGTCAGATACACATACCTCAAAATCAGAAAAGTCCTGCATTAAAATTGTCTCAAACAATTCCCCAAGATAAGATGCACCAGCACCCTTCATCTCATAAGTAGGAATAGCAATAGAAACTTCAGGCATTAAATCTTAATCCAACGATCTGGAATAATGTCTTGGGTATTATGATTCTTTGTATATCCTTCTGAACCAAACCAATTCTCTGGCACTATCACTTTTGGATCTGGATTTTTACTTAGCCATGCACCCCACCAAGAGTAGGATGAATTGGCAATAATATAATCATCACACAAAGCCATCAAACACAAATCAACTCTATTATCATCAGATTCAGAAACAATAAACCTATCATTAGAAAACAAATCCTGTTGCTTACACCAAGCAGGTTCATCAGAAAATACAATTACATTACGATCATCATCAAAATGTTTTAATGCTTCATCATAATATTCTAAAGAAAGAACATTATGATTACAATCATTCCTTACATAGTCAGTACGACGAACATGAAGTGCTATAGGACTTTCTACATCCTCAACCATCTCTTTACAAGGAACAGAAATATCTGAGTGAAATGAAAAATCATCTCGAATTTCATCCTCAATATGCTTAAAATACTTTTCTGTCTGAAAAAATCCCTGTAGATTTACATTATCAGTACAACTATTAAAGAGTTCTTCATCAAAATGAAAGAACCTTTCGTGTACCGTAGGAACATTATCTAAAAATCCTGTCCTAACATTAAGATCAAAAGAATCAAACAATTCAGTCCTCAACATATTACCTATTCCATCATCTACTGCATTCTCATGGTATGGAATGATAATATCTGCACCAACATTCCTAGCAATACCTTTCAATGAGGCATACTGAAACATCTGATTACACAATCTTCCCATTCTACCCAGAGCATTGAATCCTATCATTGAATCTTCTCCTCAGGAATTTTTTCAATTATCCATGAGTCTGGAACAAGATCTGATATATTATTTGAATCGAGTTGTTGGCCAAACCACGGGTCCTGTGCGACTACGGGATTAGTTCTATCCTTCTGCAACCATGCACCCCACCAAGACAAAGAACTATTAGCAATGATACCACCATTACATAGAGTCATCATACACAAATCATAGTATGGAACCAAAGATGTTTCCATTTGACCAGCTCCATTAAGAACTTGATCTGGATAATATACCCTTGTCTCTGATAGATGGAACCTATCATCACAAAACAATGGTTGGTTCTTTACCCACTCCAAATCATCAGAACAAATTAAGATAGGTTGATCTGGAAAATACTTCTCTAAAAGATATTCATAATGGTCTACTGTAGGAATAGGATACAGATGAGAACGACCTACATTGTCTCCTCTCCGCAAATGAAGGAAAGCAATCTCTCCATTAAACTGATCCATGTATTCTTTACATGGTTGGTAAATCTCATCCTTGAATTGATAGTCCTCACGAATAGAATCTTCGATATGCTTAAAGTATTTCTCTGTCTGACGATACCCATC